CCGATATAGGCGGCAATCTCATCGTTATGCCATCCTTTACGGCATAAGCTTTTAATAACTTCCAGGTTTTGGGTGGTGTGGAACTTTTTCCAGGTTGTCGAACGACGCCTTATATTAATGTTTTTTTCTCGCGCGTTTTTTGTGCGCGTATCTGTGTCTTTGATAAATATCTTCTCACGGTGAATGGGTTCGCCTCTTACCTTGTTTTTCGTCATGGTTTCTCCTATCTAAACGTACGCCGTCTTGTTGAGTAATAAACGGGCGTATGGTTTATGTCCGTTTCGTTTGTTTTTCGTTTTTTCTGCCACTTTGGCTCAAAGCATATGCACCGCTCCGATTCTATCTGTAGGTGCATGTTTACGCATATTTCGCGGTGGTTGTGTTTGCATCGCTGATTGTCACATCGGATCATGCTACCCTCGCTTTACGGCAAACGAAAAAAGAGATGCCCGGCTGCTTGGGTATCTCTTTTTTCGTGTTTGTTTCGTTATTTCTTTAGGAGGTGTTCAATTACACTATTATAATAACCGAAAAATCCGCACCGTTTCGGCACAAATCCGCACCATTTGTGACTGTTACGATTTCTTCCACTCGTCAAAAAATACGAAATGCGTCTGTACCGGAATGACGGACGGGCCGAACATCATCGTCGCAATTTGCTCCAGGACTTTGCTAGAACGCTTACGTACGGCCGTTTCGCTCATGTGCAGCCTGTCGGCGATTCTCATCCATGATGCCCCGTTGATGAATCGTTCTTCGGTGATTACTCGGTCTGAATACTCCAACGCCTCGATAGAACGGTTTAACCGCTTAATAAGCGGCTCGACCTTCTCCAGATCTGAATATAGTTTTTGCCGTCGTTCTTCGATGCGGTCCTGCTCGTATACGGCTCTCTCTTCCGGGCTTATCATAATCCCGTTGCCTCCAGGCGTGTGCGATAGGGTCGGCACCTTCGGAGCGGCACACAGTGCTTGCGTGGCGTTTAAATCTTCAAGGTCGGCCTTGATATTCTTAATGTACGTATTGAATTCGTGGTATCGATGCAGGTACTCCCGTACTGCATTTATATAATCATTGTGAAACACTGTGTGCGTCCTCCTTCTTGTTGTTTACGTCGTTCGGGTATTATTCTTTCGCCTCGTCGTAAAATTCTTCTACTTCGTCATTATTGTTGTAAAACCTCTGAACAATTATCTCCTTTGGTTTTTGTTATTCCCTTTAATATTTTTATTGCTTCGGTTATGTCGTTCTCTGCCGCCACGTATACACTCCCAAGCCAAAAACCGCTTCCGTTATACCTAACTTCACGTTCTAATAAGTCTATTGCTTCTTCTATTGCTGAACGTTCAGCCTTATTCATCTCCGCTCACCTCCAGGACGACCTCGATTCTCGGCCGTTCACTATAGAATTTCCGTGCGAATATCTCGCATACAACGCTATCATCTTTTAGTACCGTGCCGTTGAATGCGTCCAATACGCCTTTAACGTAATTATCTGTATCGGGCTTCGTTGTCGGCCGTACATAACCGAGTGCCGCTTCCTCTCGCTTTTTCTTGCTGAAACTTTTCGGAATGGCTCGGAAAACTTTCAGATTTAAACAACACGCCTTGTCAATCGGTTTGAAGTCCGGATCCGACAGCAACGGCTGTAACTCCAGTCGTATAAGTTGCTTATATGACTTCGACTGAATCGGGTCATACGCCTTGACGAATCCCCCTTGCCGGGAAAATCTCGGCCGTCCCTGTGCAACCGGATTTCCGTATACGATTAGCTCTATTTGATTTTCGTCCTTGTGATATTTTACCGGCATTTACTCGCCTCCTCGAAAACCTTCTTATTTTGACCTGTAACGAGTTTTTAATCTCTCCGTGATAAATTATCACAAGACATATAAAAACTCGCTACAAGTACCAAATTTTTAATTTATCGGCTATTAAAACGGCAATTCCTCGTCGACAGGTGTTCCCAAGTCCTCGAATCCGTTGCCCTGTGATGCCGGTATTCCGTCTTCCGATTTCTTCTTGTACGGGAACAAAGCCGTGCCGGCTCCTGTTGCAATGACGTTGCTTGAGTATCTCGTTTCGCCGTCTTTTTCATACTTAGAAGTTGAAAATCTGCCGAATACCCACACTCGTTGCCCTTTCGTCCACTGGTCCATGCCTTCTGCCAACGCTCCGAATGCTGTGAACGGTACAAAATCGGCTACGTCTTTCCACTCGTCGCCGTCTTTAATTCTCCGGTTGCACGCTACCGTTCCACGGGCTACTGCCATTCCGTTTTTGCTGAACGATATTTCTATATCTCTCGCCAAATTGCCCTCGAGTTGTACATTATTCATGTTGTTTCCTCCTTAATCCTGTGCAAAGTCGACAATATCGTAAGCCATATCAATCCGCCTTATGGCTTCTTGTAAGTATTCTTTTGCCGCTTCCTGTTCATAATCATCGAGTCCGCAATCTTCGATTCGGTCCATTGCCGCTTCTACTGCTTCGATAGCCCCTTCAAGGCTGAAAGTCACGTCGTCTATCGCTGTCTTATCTAGTGCCATGATTTTGCTCCTCCTTCAATTCGATTAGCATTTCGATATACTGTTTCGCCTTCTTCAAGTCCTTAATCGCCGTACCCTTGGCCGGGTAGCGGTACAGATACTTCACGGCTGCTCCCAGGTAATACGCTTCCTTGCCCTCGGAGCCTTGTGTAATATCCCCGATTATCTGCTCGCATTCCTTACCTCTCCACGTGTAGTGATTCGGCTGCTTAATCTCATCTTGTCCGAATTCCGGTTGTCCGTTTACCGGGCTTCTGTGAATCGTTCCGTGTTCCATGACTGACCTCCGTTTGTTTTATGTGACCTTTTCGTCGCCCATTACACCGAAAATGTTGATAAGCTCTGGCTCTTCTTTCGGCATACCTTTTCCACTCAACCAAAACTCCATTAGTTCATCAACAGTATTGAATAACAGCTTCTTCCCTTCACGCTTTCGTCTTTCCATTGACAACTCTGCACCGGCTCTCCACTGATTTTTGTAAATGTTCGGCCAACGCTTAATGTCTTGACGTTTCTTTTGTTCACCGGCAAACGGGCAACATACGCACCCAATCCGCTTAAATCCTTCATCGTATAAACTGCAATACGGAACTTTGTAAGTTTTGATGTATTCCCATACTTCATCATCACTCCATTCAATAATCGGATGTATATACCTTTTGCCGTTTGGTTGTCGGCACGGCTCTATTAGCTTCCACTTCCTTCTACGTACAGATTCCGCATGCCTGACTCCAGTTATAACAAATCGCCCTATGCCGCCCCGTTCCTTATACTCGGCACAACAGTATCTGGCTAACCTCGTTGGTAAAATCCCTTTCTTCTCGATTAGCTTCTTCATACTTATTTCGGGCTTCTCCATCGTAACTTCCGGATACTGCTGTCTGACGAATCTGATGACCTCGGGCGGGTCAACGGTCGTTAAATTGATGTGTGCGTCGAACTTTACGCCGGCTCGTTTCACAAGGTCTAATATGACGCAACTGTCCTTGCCTCCTGAAAACGCTACATAGTACCCTTCCGGTGGCTCATGCAGTTTAATTCGGCGGATAGCTAAATCTACCTTGTCAATCTCCCTGAAAAGCGTTTGTTCTTTTAGCATTGGATTCCCTCCGTTAACGCTTTGTATATTCTTCGGCATCGTGTGCTGCAACATATTGTTTTCGCTTTAATGTCTTCTCGCCGCTTCCAGTAACTAAACTGCACCGAGCCTCCGCATATCGGGCATGTCCAGTAATCATGCTGCCTCTTTATCTGTTCCGTGTATCTTTTTCGGCATGAAGGGCATAACTTGCTATGCCCTTCATATTCCTTACCGCATCCGACGCATTCCATTAGAACGGCTCCGTTTTTATCGGCTCTTCCTCTACGTCTAGCGATGCTGACATGACTAATTTACTTAACAGGTAATAACCCAACGCCTCTGCTTTCATCGCTTCTACTTCGGCATCTTTCAGGCTTATCTGGACGCTCGCTACCGCCATACCGAAACATTGTTCCTTTATCGGCTCTAGTCGTTCCCGAATACTTCGCAACGCCTCGGTCGTGGCTGTTATATCCTCGA